GTAGATGTCTGCTGCTAAAAAACCGGTCACCCTTACTGCTATTGCATTTAGAGCAACAAGCCACCAAGTTATCCAAGTCATCAGTACCCCCTACTGCCCTTGGTATCACATGATCCACTGAGTTGGCTTCTGCACCACAGTAGGCACAAGTGTAACCATCACGTTGTAATACCAGAAGCCTACGCTTCTTCCAATCAGCAGTTGCTAGGTATGGTTTCATCAATACCAATTATGCTTAACATGATGAGCTAATGCTTTACATCCATCGCCGTATCTGGCTCGGATGTATTTGATATACCAGTTGATCTGTTCAGTTATGGTAGCTGTAGCCAAGTACGGTGAGCGACCTTGGTATAGGCCGTAGTGACTTCCGTTCTTTGCGCTGGGGTTGTAGTTAGATTCTTTTCTCATTATCTCTTTATTACATTGAAACTCTTTACCACTAGAGGACATCTGCCGTAGCAGGGTAAGTATTTCCTGCTTTGTAGGCCCCTGCTCTACATCAGCAGGCTTACCGCTAGCGACTACGGCAGTAACCAATACTAAACAAGCTGTGGCTGTGGTGATAATCGCGCCATTTTTAAGAGTGCGTGTGAATGATGTCAGGCGATTCGTGTTGATCATCTAGCTGCTCCTAATCCCCACCGTTTGCATATTCTGGGTAGGTTGGTAGTGTCCCTCTAACGGACGATAGGTCGGTTGCCAGCCGATACGGCATAAAGTTATAGCACATTATTTTGAATCGTGCTCAGGCTGCTTTGTTTTCTAACATGGTGCAGGTGGTACATGGCAATGGTTCATGCTTCCACATTCCACAATTTCTGCATCTTTCAAGTGTATGTTCGGACAACATTGCCCATAAATTCTGCGTGTGAATACCAACGCTCGATGCGCTCGGTATCGTATTTGCATTTTCTGCATTTGACATCTCCTGGCTCGCTCCCTTCGAACTGTGCCATCCATGTATAACATTCACAATAACTGCACCAATATCCGTACCAACCAACGTTATTGAATTGGCTCTCCATATCCAGCCTCTCGCAATAAGACCACTAGGTCTTGTAGCGTTAGCATAGCAACCCAACTAGATATTGATGCTTCGCCTTGCCCGTTGAGGCGCATCACGGCAACCGGAAGGTCTTTGCCGTTAGAACGTTCTGATAACTGATCAATAGTTTCTTTCGGGTTGAATCGTGCCCTCGCTTTGATTTCCCAATCAATACCGATTGTTCCAGTTATATCGCTGCCAGTACGTCCAGCCCCAACGGGTTCAGCGAACGGGAATCCATGCTCACGCAAATAGGCTGCAAGTATTCGCTGTGTAGCATAGCCCCTGTGCTTGCGGTGTTGGCTCATCGCATGTTCTTGCAAGCGCAATCTGGGCATGTCCATATGTAATGGATTACGCCTGATTCTTCATGTTCCTGAGTTATCGCATAACGCTTGGCTTGGTTGTATGGATAATTGCACAAGTCGCAAATGTCAATGAAGTCGCCATCTATCCCAAGATAAACGCTTGGGTCGTTTGCTCGCGTAATTGTTACCCAACCCATCAGAATAACTCCTTGTAAATTATTTGCATGGTTCTACACGGATATCTAAAGCCGTCACATTCCACACAATTCATTCCCCAATCCCCGTCAGGTAGGGTAATATCTTGTGATTTATGAAGCTCTACGACAAGCTCTAAAGCTTTACTATGTTTTTGTAAAACAGTAATGAGGTGATCTATGCTTGCACTAGATATTGTGAAAGACGCTTTCCTCATCATCCCACCTTCTGCCATTTTGTGTCACATAATTGAACATTATCTGGACAAAAGTAACCAGCCCAAGGCTTGTTAGTTTTCTTAGAAACTCCAGTTTTGTAAACCATTACGCCGTGAGAGCAGTTATATGTGGTTTGGTTTTCTAGCGGTTCTGCACCAAGGGCATTTCCAAGTACTTCCATCCCCTTAGCCCATGGGTCGTCCTGCTGCACCACTTTAGGTGTTGCCTCTTTAGATCGTGCGGAAGCCACTTCTTCCTGCGATGCTCGTTTTCCAACTTTAGAAAGTCCAAGGTTAGCCAACGCTCGACCAATAGCAGAAGTTTCAGCAAGTTCCGGCGCATTTGTAGGCGCGAACTTGTTTGCTCCTTCATACTCAGTAGCCCAGCCAGTGACAATAAACGTTTCATCACGATGTGTCTTAATACTAGCCTTGCAGACCCATTCCACACGATTGTCAGCTCTAACTTCGCTAAACAAATCAGTCTGGATAGATCCCATCGGATGCATTTCCCAAAACTTATGAATTCTTTCATCCACTGTTTCATAGTTTTCCAAATCAAATTTACTCACAAGACCCTTCTTTCTTCCAGTATGCCGGCACTATATGGGTGGGCTTGGTTTCGGCATATTCGAAAACCTTGCTCCAGCGTACTCCTAAATTAGCAAGTTGCTCGAACATTCGGCGCAACTCTTTGTGGTTCCATTGTTTTCTCAGTATCAATGCCCTTTCCATCTCGGTGTAGCCCCCAAATGTGCCGTGCCGTTCATATTGAAACCCATAACTGGCACAGGCTTCCTGGATAGGGCAATCAAAACAGATTCGCCTGATGACTTTTAGGCTGAGGCCTTCAGCTTGCAGATCACTTTCAGTCATATAAAAGTAATCGGTGTTTAACCCCAGGCAATTAGCCTTGGCGTAGTCCATGGTCTTATTCATGCAACTGACCCGTATGGAATCCCTCGCGGTGTCCATCCTCATGGCCAAGTGTGTAACCAATCAGCATTCCAATAAAAGTGAAAAACACCATTGAAATACCTATCCATATAATCGTTGAATTGCTCATGTGTCCCCCTTCAGGACTAGGTTGTTAATAGTGTGGGGGATAACATTGTGGATGTCAATGATTTAATCGAAAGTTTTGCCAGCCCAAGTAAAAGACCCATCAGGCCGCATAGGGACGGCATACGGGGTGACATGCTTTCCAGTCACTTCTAACATGCCAAATCCTAGCTGCCAATTAGCAGCCCCACGAGGCCGTAGGTAGTGCGCTTTATTCATGTCCATAAGATGACCTACCTCTAGCGCAAAACGGCTTTCTAATCGCCCGTTAAAGCCTTTAGAAGCCCATACTAGGCCTTGCCTGTGGGTGTGACCACAAACTACCGATTTTCCGGTGGCATCCATGAGCTTGTATCCGGTCATTCCGGACACTTGGGAAATGCTTCCCTCATCTCCATGAGCCAACAATACGCCTGGGGCAATCTCGCCCATTTGGTTGAGCCAGGTTATATCAAGTTCTTTGAGTCCCACAAGTTCTGGGTAGGTCAATCCACGCAATGAGGCTATGGCTGGAGCTTTACGCTCGATGTAGCGTTCTAATCGGTCGGTGTGGTTACTTCTGACAATGGTAAATGGTTTATCTGCTCCGAGTGCTTTTCTAAAAGCGCCCAAAAGACCTCTAGTGGTGTCAAGATCAGATTGGATGGCTGGGCTGTACTCGCCTCGGTATCCATCTTCCCATCTGCTGACCATGGGTAAATCTGCTTCATCTCCGACACACGCGAGAGCATCTGGTTTAATACGTTTAATGAATCGGATGAGTGCATTGGTAGCCCCTTCATGATTGTATGGAACTTGTAAATCACTAATTACGACAATGCGTTTATTCGTCATCCTCTGTCATTTCATCTGGCACATCTTCCCAGAGATCATCATCGTCATCATCTACTTCATCATCTCGTTCAATGATTGTAGGGCTAGGAAAATTCCATTCAGGAATTTGATTCAGAACAATGTCGAATGCTTCTGCTCTGGTGAATCCTACGCGCTGGTAAGTCATCAGCAACATATGAGCTTCTTTAGCGATTGCAAGCATTGGCGATAAGGGTTCTGCCATAAGAATCAAATCAGGTTCGTTTGTATCTTCTTCCATTGAGAACCCCTTTCGCGTGTTCTAGTTTAGCCCTTGTTTAATCAACATGCGGTAAATATCATCCACGCGGTTCTCTAGGCGAGTTACTTGATCCTTCACACTTGCCCCACCATTAGGGCGTAGTTCAGCCAAGTAATGTCTGACAAGGAATTGGACAAGCGCAGCCATGCCACCTAGGGCAGTGAGCGACACGCTAACGATGGCAATCCAATTCCCTACGCTCATTTCTTCTTCTTTTTGCTTTCAATCTCGTCTAGGCCAGCTTCTAGCGCATCAGCCAAAATATCATCAAGGTCTTTGTTTGCTTTGTGAGCTTTAAGGGCTGCGCGTAGCATCGGAATAGCCACGATTGCTGCAACGGCCAATACTGCTGTTTGCCAATCCATTATTTGTCCAATCCAAGGCGCTTGATTCGTGCCTTTACTTCTTTCGGGGATTCTTGTATTTCAAAATGCATGTCATCAGGTCTGTTCTTGTAGGTGTACCCGCCTCGCAACCCGTACTTTGCGCATAGTTCATCCAGAATGACTTTCTGCTCTGGGCGGTATGTGTCCCTAGCTCCCAGTGGATGTTTTAAGGCATTGACATCTACGGCAGTGCCGGAAGCGTGATTGCTGAGCATGTCCGTTGATCCGCGTACTTCTCGGTATGCATAACCCCAATCATCCTGGCCTTTGTCAATCTTCTCAACCTTTTCATTGAATTCCGATAGGAATGCTTTGAAGATAGGTGCGACGATTTTATTGACGGCAAACTTTGTTTTGCAGCCTTCTATCTCAATGCTGATAATGTCAATGGCTTTACGATCAGGTGAGGCTGGCCAACCATTTTGACTGCTAGCCATCTAAATCCCATTCCCAATCATCCATGCCAGGAAGAACTTCATCCACACAATCTCCGGTAAGTATGGACATTAAAGCGCCGCGATTTCTTCTTCCGTTAGTCCCAAATCCAAAAGTTTTTGATGTGCCGCTTTTTTAAGAACCGCCTTTTTTTCCATTTCGGCTGCTTCCACAGCTAACTTTTTAGTAGCAATTTCCACCTCGGCTATTTCCTCGGCTGTATATGGGCGCTCAGTAATTGTTCCATCTTGAATATTAAAAATTATTTCCTTATATTCGCTCATTAAATGCTCCCATAAACGTCGAAAGAACCAGCGTCAAAAGTGCCTGATCCGGCTATTACCGATATGCTGCTAATAGTGGAAGTGCCAGTATAAGTACCACCAGATATTCGCATTGTGTTTGATGTCCAGCCCGAAGCGGCTGTATTTCCTGCTAACACATTTATCATTTTGATACCGGTAGAATTACACCCAGCTATTTGAGCATATCCGGAAACAGTACCAGCGGCCGCACCGCTTGTTACCGTGCCTATGAGATAAGAATTTTGACCTGTAACGTTACCGGAATCTATCTGTGAATTAGGCGAGTAAGTCGGCTCTAAATAGACACCCGTATAACCTCTGCCATATAATGTAGAGGAATCTGAGTTAAGCCGAAAAGTAATTGTTGATCCTGCTGTATCTGTAGAAATTGCTCTGAAAATAACCATTAAATTATTTATTCCGCTAATTCCAGACACAGTAACAGTTGATCCGCTGGTAGTAGTACCAGTACCTATAAGAGAATAACTTGGAGTAGATCCAGCACTACCCCATTTAAGACCAGTAGCGGTCGTCGAATCTGCTAAAAGTGCTTGGCCATTAGTGCCTACCGGCAGACGAGTATTATCCGTGGAATAAGTGAAAAGATCACCCTTAGTCGTTAAAGGTGGCGTATATCCGGCGTCCGCAAAAAATACGGCGCTAGAAGCTGATACGAAATAAAGTGTCCCTCCCTGATATTGGGAAAGGGTGAGAGATCCAGCGGTCGCTTTATTAACTGTGGCTGTGCCAGCGGTTACGGTACACGCACCCGCTCCGATATTTTGGATAAATAAAGTATCTCCAGCCGAAAATAAACCCGTATTAACCGTTACGGTCGTAGCTCCTGCGGCATTCATTTCGATACGAGTACCAGCGTCGGCAGCCACTAAAACATAAGAAGCCGTTTTCTGGCTCACTGTCCAGTTGTAATCGTTTGCTTGTAAATTGTTCATTTGGGTAGCGGTGAGCACCGAACCCGTAGTAAACGTCTGTTTAGCCATTTATTCTCCTCGTAGGGTTAATATGATAGAACATTTGTGTTCAAAACGCCGTAACTGCTGTTATTGAGAATGAAGCTGTCAATAATGGGTTCTAATGTTGTAAATGTGGTTTTCCATTGTCCTGGCCGGATGTCGTGGGCAACGCCAAATACTTGAAAGGTTTTCTGTAACGTGGTGGCATTGGGCTGAGCCTGTTTGATTGTTACTGGATCAAAATAATCCAGATTGAGGGCAGCAGTCACTCCGGCAGCGTAGTTAGAGGTAGTCAAATCAAGGGTAATTGAATCGGCTCGAATGCTGGTGTCTTTACGACTAGCCACATAGGCCTGGGCATAATTAAGCGCTTCGGCTGTGGTCTGCATAAGTAAATCGGTGGCGTTGTAACTATGAAGAAAATAGGTCGCAATACTGGTTGCGTCACTGGCAGTTTGCTTAGCCAAACCTGTGGCCGTAACGTTGGCCTCATTGAAGATTTGAGCATCATTGAGAACCCATTGAAGGTTCGAATAGGCAATACCCGTTCCATCGTCAGCAAAAACTGTCGGAGTACCGGCGACTGAACCAGCTGTAAGGTTCCTATCTTGAAATACGACTTGGCCTGAGGCATCCATATAAAGCGCCCCATATTCAGTCGTAGCAACCGTCTGAAGAGCGCTGAGGGCCGTTCTAGCGGTTCCCGGGTCTGCCTGGACTGTGGTGAGTCCAGTATCCACATCCCGCATGCCAGTTGGCCAGCCAATTTGATTAAGAATGTCACTGACACGATTGCCAGTGGTTTCTCCGGCCACTGCACCTGCAACAGAACTAATGGTTGCAAGATTCAGAAGCTGAAAGCCATCCACTGCGGTTATAGTTGTATAGGAAACTGTTCCTGTATCTCTGCTCTGGGTGTAGTTATAGCCAGTGATATATCCGCTGAACATGTTGTATTCGATATTGGTTGCTGGATCAACAGCTGATAATTGAATTTTGCGTAGCGGTTGTAATAGCGTGTAATACGGGCTGGCAGGATTCTGTGGGTTAAAGTCGCCATTCTGATCAGCAATTTGGATACTGGCGGTTCCTGTTTGGAAAACATCGGTTAAAGGGTTACGACCTCGTTTGGTTGATGCAGCTTGAATTCTAGACGAAACGTCCACAATAATAGTGGCGGCATCACCAAGAACGTTGGTGTCTAGGATGAATGTACCAAGTTCAGCAGCAGCTCCAAATGAAGCTCCAGTGCTGAAATTGATTTTGCATTTAAGCGTAGGTAACGGCATTAGATAAATCCAGCAGGCGCGGTGGTGTTTCCGTAACGTGTGTATTTGGTAAGAGCATCGCCAATGACTCCAACAAGGTAATCTTCAGAACCAATAGCGCCAGCATTTACTGAAATGTTGTAAACGTTAGTATCTCCACCTAAAGCCAATCTTTCCGTGCCAAAAGAACCGCCTCCACCTAAAAATTGCGGCGCGGCTGGAGCACTTGGTACAAAATCAGGAATGGTCTTGGAATTTGCATTTCCAGATTCTCCTGTTGAGCCACCAATTCCAGCAATACGCATTGCAACAGGAATGCTTAAACCAGATTCCAAAAGTGCTTTGAACACATTAAATGCAGCTTTTTGAGTTTCCCAAACTGCCGTTAGGCGGTCAGCGTTTGCTTTGATTGCCTCATAACCTGATTGTGCTGCATCAATTAATGACATTTTGTATTCTTTGGCTTCTGCCAAACGCTTGGCTGCTGCAACCGTCTGTATGCTGTCAATGTCCTCAGTAATCTTAAATCCTGCTTTGCGAGCAGCTTCTTCAGCCATAAGTTGTTCCGAAGTCTTTTTGGCTGTGTCCGTTGTTTCGTTTGCTGCATCTTTTTTAGCTTTTAGCGCCATGTATTCGGCGTTGCGCGCTGAGATTACTTGTGCGGTGTTCGCTTTCTGCAAGGAAAGGTTAATGCGCTGCTGCTTGCCAATAGATTGGAAACCTTTGAGCCATCCACCTAAGACTGGAATGGCAGACACTAAGTCTAGATTGATTCGTCTAAGGTTTGTGTTGAAGAAATTAACAAAACTGGTGAAACCTCGTAAAGTATCGGCAATGGAATAAGCAAGATCATTGAACGATTTGGTGAGATTATTTACCCCACCTTGAGTTGCAATGATTTGGTTAATGCTGTCAATGAGCGCTACGCCAATAATCTCTTGGGCTTCATCAACTGCTACTGAAATTCTACGGAATGAACCCTCAACTGTGCTTGCTTCTTGTCTGGCAAAACTACTAAAGGTTCTGCGTAACTGCTTGAATATTTTATCTGTATCTTTCGACTTGATGAGGTTTGCATCCAAACCTAAGCCAAGGCGTTGTAAAGAGGCTACGTTGCCATCTTGCGCTTTACCTAATGCAGCCGTAACTGCTTCTAGTGATTTACCAGTAGCTGCGCTGATGTCTAGGGCAAGTTGCAAGTCGTAAAGTGCGGCGCTGGTATTGCCCGTGCTTCTAGCAAGTCTGGCAAGTGCTGGGCGTAATTGATCATCAGCGATGCCGTACATCTGTTGCATTTTGGAAATTTGAGCCTCGGCAGATACAACTGCGGCATCAGTCGCACTTGCTACATTACCAAGAGTAAGAGCTAATAATCTCTGAGAACGCTCGTCTTCTAAAGCCGCATTAACTGAATCTTTAGCCAGTTTCTTGGCGTAATAACCGGCGGCTGCTGTGGCTATTCCATAATAATATTTTGCGTTCTTGCCAAATATTTTAACGTCTTGGCTTAAACCTTTTAGGTCCTTACGAGCAGCTTTAGTGGCTTTATCTTTGTATTCACCAGTAATAATAAATCTAGCCATTGCGTGCCGCCTCTGCGTTAAACTTACGTTGTAATTCTAGTTCTGCTTCGTAACGTGCTCGAGCAATATCATTCTTGGCTTGTCCGGCGTTCTCGATACCTGCGCGAATCAATGCTCGTCCAGTGCCTTTGCGCACAAAATAAAAGTTCTGAACCTTCTCTTTGAAGTCAAGTGAGGCCATAGGGTTGCGGCTGCGATTGGCTCGGCCACTGAATGCAACCACTCCGGCCTTCTCGTAAATATTACCGGCTGGGTTCTTTTGTTCAATATAGACTACTTGACCCCAACCAGTACGGGTGCGGCCTTGGCGTTGCTTGCCCGTGCGCAAACCGGCTTGCATCTCTGCTGGGTTGTATCGTGGAAACACTCTGCCCTGGTTTTCCATGCCCGTCATGGGAATACCTTGGCTTGGTTTAGCCCAATTGCTCAGTCCTGGTATTAGCTCGCCACCAATATATCCGCGAGCGTTTTTACGTATGGTTCCAACAGCTTTATTGATTGCCTTGTTTAGTTTCTTGTAGGCACTCTCATCAAAGTATTTAAGCGCGGCCTCAAGGTCTTTAACGCCTTCTAACCTTATTGCCTCGCTCACTGTTCTTGTGCCTTTCCTCTAGCGCTCCTTTAAGAGCCTTATACATCCAGTAATCCATCTCCAACAACTCATTTGGGCTGATACCTGTGGCTAGCGCGATCACTGCTACTTCATATGTTCTAGTGTCGCGCGTTAGCCATTTGGGTCATCTAAGTCCAACTCCACCAATTCAATGGTGTCCAGAAATCCATCCTCAAATGGTTTCACTGTTTGAATTTTCTTCAGGCAAAGCCACGCTAAATAGTAAATATGCTCTTGCTTCTCTTGGTCGCGAAGTACCTTGGCAAATCCCCCACCAACGTATTTTTCAAACGCGACCTCGATAGCTGGAGTAATAGCGTGGCTACTAACCTGTCCATCTGATTGAGTTATTTTGAGTTTCATTTTTTCCCTTCGGTAGTGCTATTAAACGATGGTCTTAGCGATTGCGCCGTTTACTGGCCAAGTTACCGAAACTGTCGCCAATTCACCAACATTGAAAACCTGAGGCCATTGAGTGACCAAGCAAGTTGCAGTGTATTTTGGATTGGAAGCGCTAGCTGCACCCGCGGCTGGTTGAATTAAAACAGTAGTTGTTGATCCTACTAATCCGTTGCCGGCGCCGGAACCATTGATTGTTTGGTTCACTAATGAAGTTGCAAAGTCTGCATTGAAATCAATGCTGATTGAGCTGTTCTCTAAACCAGCGATATATTTGTGACCTGAGTCACCCATTGCTGTCACTTCAAGTTGGTCAAATTCCTGGTTGATGGTAACGCTTGATACATAAGCGCTGAGATTTACGGAGTTCACTGTTACTTGAACCCCATTTGAGAGAAATACTGCCATGTTATTTATCCTTTACTTTTTTAGTTGAGGGTTCAATATAACCGAGAGCAATCAGTGAATCGAAATCCACTCCCTCAATTTCATTGAGTAATTCGCCTTCCTTGAATCCAAAACCTTGGATGGCGAAATCTTGTAGGGCTATGAATGACATTTTAGCTCCAACTCGTTAAAGTTTGAATGGTTACATCAGCGCTCATCAAATCACCTGAAGGCAGTGTGAAAAGTTGTGGTGCTGAAACTGTTCTAATTGTATCGGTAGGCCGATTAGTTTTTAATAATGTAATGGCGCTCTGAATAATGTTCTCTAGCGCCTGAAGTCCAGCCTGGTTATCCATGGCCGGGACTGTGAAGGTTAAACGTAAATTAGCGCGAGGACTCAGCGCGGTTTGGTTGTTGGTAATTTCAACGGCAGGATCATCCCACCCGACAATGCAGGAATTGGCAATGGGTGCATTAGGTGGAAAGCTGTAAGTCGCGTATAACGCGTTGTTAGCAACTGCCGCAGCAACTGCTTGCCGTAAAGTTACCCAACTCATCCAACCATCCCACCAGTGGCCATATAAGGGGCTAGAAGGCCTTTCACGCGGCTGAGAAGGCTGATACCCATCTTGTACGGTGAAGGCTGGAAATCAATGGCTGTAGCGCCGCCTGATGGCGCTGTTTTCGCCTGGAAAATATCCACGGCAATCATAAGGGCTGCCATACATACTGCATCGTAATCTTCCCAGGTTGAATTCTCTGGGCCAGTTACTTTTCCATAAGGAACAACTGTTCGCTTGCTTTCTGTTGTCAATTGAGCATCAACAAAAGAAATCGAATATGTGGTGACGGCAGTGATAACAGAAGATCCGTTGTAATGCGCTCCGACGCCTTCTACATTGATAGTTTCGCCTACCACTAAATGATGTGGGTCCAAAGTGTAAATAGTGCCAGTGGTTCCTGTTGCTTCTTTGGCAATTACCAACTGACTATTGTGTGGTAGAAAAGATAAAACAATGGCATCGGCGCTATCGCAAATATTTTGCAAATCAGCATCGGGGTATAGGCTACCCAAGCCCATGGTGGCTTTCAATTGTGCCACGGTGACTAATGCCATTGTTTCTCCCTATCGGATGAGAGAGGCCAGGAAGGGGCTGACCTCTCTCGGTCTATAGATTATTCTCAGGTGAGGTTGAATCGGCGTACGCCAGCGCCAACCTTGTTTGCAATTGCGTAATAACCATATACCGCAACTTGTACCTGTCCGTTAGCAAGTGCTTGAACCTGAACAGTCTTGCGAGCGCTCTCATAGAATGTTTGCGCTTCTGGAACAATGATGAAAGCAGAATCATCAATCTTGGTGGTAATGCTCATGTGAGGATCAACATAGAGATTGAGTCCCATGATTGTTCCGGTGAGGGATGTTGGGGATGCAGCTCCTGGGCTGTTTTGTGGCTGTGCTGCAATAAAGAGAGGACGATTTGTGGTGTCCTCTGCTGAAATGATGGTTTCCCACCATGAAGGGTTCACAACGAGGTTACGAGCAAAACGACCTGCTGCGGAATACGCTGCTGGTACGGATGCTGCGATGTATGCCTTCAAGCCAGCAATCGTTGCAGCTTGTGTTCCAGCCTGAGTTCCATTTGCGATTAATGCGCTGACAACTGCTTGATCTGTTGCCTTTGCATATGCGTAGTTGAGTTCGTTGAGAAGTTCGTTGTAGAACGATGGTGAGGAACGATCAAGAAGTTCCCATGAAATCGTTTGTAAGCCAGCAGCCTTCTTCACATCAACAGTGACATAACTTGAAGCCATGCCAGTTCCGCCAAGTGCTTCGCCCTCGGTTGAATCTCCGTCAACTGTTGGAGCAGTCGTGAGTTTTGGAATGGTGAAAGACATTCCATTGTCAATAAGTGGAGCGGTGCTGATTGCATCAACAGCAGGACGGCCATCGATTGAAGTGGTGATGAACTCTGTCATATGTTGTGGCAAAGTTAAACCGGTGTTGTTTGAAGTATCATCCGCTGCTGCAACCCAAAGTGCTGAATCTTGGTTGCCAGTAGCAGCCTTAATCTTATGCTCTAAATAGGATGCCGCGGTTGTGATTCCGTGACGTGGTTTGGTGTAGGCAAGCGCAACTGTTGGCTTCGCTGCCTCAACCTCTGGAGCAGCAGCTTCAGCGACTGGAGCCGCCTCTACTACTTCTTCCTTAATTGGTTCAGACATAGGGGTTTCCTTTTCTTGTTCTTCTGGTGTAGCGCTCGCCGCTACTTCCAAAACCCGCGCCTCTGCAAATGCAGGTTCAGTGACGAGGGAAACTTCTTTGAGTGATGCAGCAGTGACAATCATTTGTCCTTGCTTGTTTGTTTCATAATCAGTAATACGCGCACCAACTGATAAGCCATTTTTCAATCCTTCACTGGCTTCAATAAGACTGTCAGTTGCTCTGGTACTGGAACCAAGTTTGAATGTCGCATAAACGCCATCCGCGCGTGATTCGGCGCTAACCATTTTGCCAATAGGCTTGGAAATTTCATGATCGCTGAGAAGTTTTACTGCGCTGGCTTGAATATCGCCAAATGCGCCTTCTTTGAAAATAACTTCGCCAGCGCTGGTATGACCTACTGCATCGTAAGGTGCAATGAGTCCAGTAATCGTGCGCTTGGCAACATTGGCTTCCACTTCCCGTGGTAGGGAAAAGTTAATTTCCATTTGTACTCCTTGGGGCTGGTGATAAATCTTCCATTGCTCTTGCCTCGTCTACGGTAAGAATTCCAAGCGGTACTACATCGCGATAGAACGCTGCGCGCTCTGTTGGATTGCCGCGCAAAAAGTCATCAAGGTCAAATCTAACGTGCTGGCCCATAATGGTGATGTCATCCATGCTGAGTCGATTTTCTAATACTGTAATAATGCTTCTTAATGAGAAGTCGACCAAATAACGCTTTTGACCTTCTGCATTGTTGTAAGTTAAAGAGCCACCAGTTTCAGCATCTAACAAATACGCTGGAACGTTCATCATTTGAGCAATCATGGTTTGCATTGCTTTTCTGGATTCCACAAGTTGCAATTGAGTATTGTCAAATTGCATTGGTTGATATTCAAGATTGCTCGTCATGTATGCAGTTGCTCTAGTATTGCGAGCTGCCTTGAATCGTGCCAAAAGATTCATTACTTGATCTTCTGGTAAGTCCATACCAGTGTTCTTTAATACGCCATTCGGTACTGGTTCCTCAGCAGAACGCTTTGCAGCTTGTTCCAATGCAATTGCAGTTTTAATTGTAGAAGCTCCGCGCTTTAATACGCCTTCATCAAGTGCCTGGAAAGTGATAAGGGAACCTAATCCGTTGTTAGGAACTTTCGTGCCATCTACTAAATAGCCATCAACCATTGTTGAGTTATTGTTGTATTGTGGAGTTACTCTACCGAAATTAATATATCTAAATGCAGATGGTCTGCCGTCTTCTTTGTAAATTTCAATAATTTGCCAATAAGCAGAAGAATTAAAGATTAAATCATCAATTGTCCAAGCCATCATCGTTCCATAAGTGGAATTTGGGTCAGGCTGGCGCATCCATCGTGGTTTTGGCAATTCTTCATCTCGAGAGTTGTATAACTCCAAAGGCAATGATGCAAGAGTTCCCGCAACGATATTTCGAGCGCGAGCAACTGCCGGAACAGTCATTGCCTCATCGCGGGTAATCCATGTGAAAGGAACATTGATGCTAGCAACGCCAAAAGTTGATCCATAAACATTTGGGTCTAATTGCGCATAGACATCCTGATAGGATGGAAGAAGTTCGGCGTTTTTAACTAAACGCAAAGAATCGCGAATACCCATAGGTGTCTATATTAGACTATTTTTTGAAACTTTGCTTATCACACTGCAAAGATTCCTGCAACCTGTGAAGGTCGTGCCGCAAAGTGGACTGTCATCGCTAAAGCAACCGCAGCAGTGACGTATCCACTTGAATCTTTCCGCACAATGCGCCAACCACCATCTGCGCCTGATTTTCTTGCACAGGCGTAAATATGGGCAGTTAATACTTCTTGGCCGGTATGTTTAAGCCGGCCGCTACTCATGGCGCTAAGCAATTCATCGCATGCTTGATAGAAAGTGGAACCGGATAAATCCTGGGTTGGAATGCCCGCAGCTGATAAACGAGCTGCAATTCCCGATGCAGTGTATCGGTCAAACCCCACGCATTGAGAGTTGAATTTTCTTGCCCAATTAGAAACTGCGCTAGCAATCTTTAAATCATCCACGCTGCTGTCAGATTCCCACGTTTGAATGAGTCCAACAATGATTTCATCATCAACGCGGGTTGCTCCCACCAAAGCTGCATGCCTTCTATCGGGCGAAACGTCTATTGCCAAGTATTGAGCGCGGCCATCGGGTAACGTGATGTCTTTATCCAGGCAATTAGCCCAAGCGCCTTCTGGAAATGGGTTTTGGAGCGTTTCGACCCATTGGCAAAGAACTTCAGTGCGGAAAATAGATTCTGGGTCTTTTAATCTGGCTTTGATGCCTTCCACGTCAATCGTGTAACCCAAAGCTGGATTGGAATAGCGCCACGCATCACGATCATCAGTCTTTACGCCTTCAGGCGCGGAATATTCCCACCAGCCAATAGTTTCATCAGAACCAGGCGCGCTTATTGCTTTGTAGGCCTGCTCTCTAGTGCGATTAAGTACGGCTGAGAATGCATCTCCAGCATTTGACGTAAGCCATATCTGGCTCTTGGGTCTTGCCATTGTTGTGTAAACCAGAGCAGCATACGCATCGGTATTGACCATCTCGCGAGCTTCGTCAATAATAACCAAATCCGCAGACATTCCACGAGCGCCGCTATTTGGAGCCACGATCTTGTACCGATTTCCCGTCTTGGTTGTAATCTCCTCTTGACCATTGGCTTTGCGAATGAATTTGACTTGATCAGCAAGAAAGCCGTTGTCCTCGATGGTGTCGGCAACAAGTCGGAATGTTTCCAGCGCAATATCTCGGTTCTGAGCCGTAGCAATGATGAGTTTCTCATCCCAGAGGAACAGTCCTGCAAGAATGCGCATTCTGAGTAGGTGTGTTTTGCCATTTTGTCGTGCAACCAAGACTCCGTTGGTTTTGTGTGCCCATTTTCCATTTGGCCTCACTTTAGCTGCCTGAGTTATCACATGTTCTTGCCAGGGTAGCAAAGGTACCCCAATTTGCTTGGCTAAGTCGGCTACTTGGTGTCCCCTGGATTCCAAGTTTAGTTCGGGCGTTTGGATTCGGGGGAGCAAAAAGCCTTTAAGGTCATCATCAGTTATGGCCGGTTCTGGCCGGTTCGGTTCAGTATTCATCAGGTGCCATTAGGTGCCAAAAGGTGACTTATGGACATTGGAGAGAGTTTCTGG